GAGGGAGCCCTGGGATTTATCTACCAGATAACCCGCATTGAAGACGGCAAGGCCTACATCGGCCGAAAGCTGATCTACTTTAGAAAAACTTCTGTGAAAACTCTGTATCGGAAACTCAAGAAGGGTGAAACCGGCAAGGGCGCGAAGTACAAAAAGAAAACCACCACCTTGGTTCATTCGGACTGGCGGGAGTACTGGGGAAGCTCTGAGCGACTTCTCCTGGACATAGAAACACTGGGGGTCGATAAGTTCAAACGGGAGATTCTTTGCTTCTGTAGATCCAAGGGCGAGCTTTCATATATGGAGGCCCGCACCCAGATGGATCACCGGGTGCTCGAGAACCAGGATCGATTTTACAATGGTCAAATTCAGTGCAGGATCCACCATTCGCACGTGGCCAAACTGAGCGTGTAGAGTTTTACTTTTATTCCCGGACGTGGTATAATAAACTCATACCAACCAAGGAAACAAAATGTCTGAAAAATCCAGCCAACTCATCAACGTAAAGTTTGCCGGCATGGCCGATCGGGCCAAATGGCGTCTCGATGAGTTTGCCGTCAAATTTGCCAAGGATCCAGCTCACGCCTTGTCCTGGTCAAATTCTACCTTCCAAGATGCAGCCCGATTCTCTGTGTTCACAGAGATCGCCGAAAGCCCAATTTGCTTCTACGATGTGGCCGATGCTAGGAATGTTCTCGCAAAGAAAATTGTGGAACAGAGTCGGTCTCCCGCACAAAGCACCAGCCCAACCAGCAACCTCATGAAGCAGTACGAACTTGCTGCATGGGTGGAAGCCCTTGACGCTTTTGACTACCTGTGAACTTCTTCAAAGAAACTACGGTATGGCCCTCGGGCGGCAGCAACCATACTTACCTGCTCACCCAGGATAAGACTAAGATGGTCGCCTTCGTTTCCGCGGGGCAAGATAAAGTCTTTACCTTCACGCGGCCGATTCCCTTCTACGTTCGCGGTCGCACTTTCATCCAGGTCCCAAACACTTTCGGTTACAAGCTCCCGGATTCCGAGCCGACCGCCAAGATTCTAGGAAGCAAAGGTGCTGTGTATCACGTCACCAAAAAGAGCGGCGTGCTCCGGTGCAGCTGCCCTGGCTTTGCTTTCCGGGCAAAATGCAAGCATCTCGAAGAGGGCGGTTTACTTTTATCCAAAGTTGTGGTATAATTACCTATGCGAACATCAGATCAAATCCAAACCGCCGCCTGTGCCACACAGGATCCTATCGTACTTTGGGCCTTGGTCCAAGAGCTGATCGATCTTGACCGTTTCAATAAAGCGCAGGTAGCATTTGCCAAAACGCGCGAAGACAATCTGAAAGATCAGGTAAAGAATCTTATGGCGTCAAACGCAAATCTGGAAAAAACTCTTTGGAGCAAAAAATGAAAAACTGTTATCGGTATCTGGGCTTTGGCTTGCTTCATAGCCGGATGGATTATCAACGTTGAACAAGTTGCAATGAGCATTCCAGCATCAATGGACTTGATCACACCATTCTGGCTCGTCAAAGGTGTGGCAATTTTCCTTGGCCCGGTCGGAAGTATTTTTGGATGGGTGGGTTTGTTCCAATGAAAATTGTTATCTGGCAAGCCTACGGTGATATCGTGGAGATTATCGGGACCGGAGACGACATGTTCGAGATCATTGAGCGAACCGAGACGATATAAATAAGTTCATCTAACAGATCGAGAATCTGTTAGATATTCCGTGCAAAGAAGATAGACTTCACCGCACTTGCATTTTAAGGATTTTAAAATGAAAACTCTCAAGATGGAGAATAGTATTCTCATCAACACTGACTCATATAAAGTCAGCATGCATTTGCAGTACCCTCCTGGTACTGAGTATGTTTACTCATACATCGAATCCCGCGGCGGATTGTACGATAAAACGGTATTCTTCGGTTTGCAATCTTACCTGCAAGAATATCTTACCACCCCAATTACCCAAGAAGAAATCGACTTCGCCGACGAGTTCTGGACTGCCCATGGCGAGCCGTTCAACCGCGCTGGCTGGGAATACATTCTAAAAGAACACGGTGGAATCCTGCCCTTGGCAATCCGAGCTGTTCCTGAAGGCACTGTACTCGCTACGAAAAACGTGCTTGCGACTGTAGTCAATACCGACCCGATGGTTCCTTGGCTCACCACCTGGGTCGAACAAGGCATGCTCCGCGCGGTCTGGTACGGCACCACTGTTGCGACTCAGTCATTCTCCATCAAGCTTGTAATCAAAGCATACCTGGAAAAGTCTGGTGACGTGGCTGGCTTGCCCTTCAAGTTGCACGACTTCGGGGGTCGGGGTGTATCCTCCAACGAATCCGCGATGCTGGGTGGCATGGCTCACCTCGTGAACTTCTCGGGAACCGATACCGCGGTGGCACTGATTGGGGCAAACCGCTACTACGATGCCGATATGAAGGCAACCGCGTTCAGCATTCCTGCATCCGAGCACAGCACCATTACTTCCTGGGGCCGCCAAGACGAAGTCAAGGCCTATAAGAACATGGTCGATCAGTTCGGTAAGAAGGGTGGCGTCTTTGCGGTTGTTTCCGACTCGTACGATATCTACGAAGCCTGCCGGATGTGGGGTGGTGAGCTGAAGGAGCAAGTTATTGCTTCTGGTGCGACCCTGGTTATCCGTCCAGACTCGGGCGACCCACTGGTGGTTCTGCCCAAGATGTTTGAAGAACTTGGAAAAACCTTTGGTTACACCGCCAACGAAAAAGGCTACATGGTTCTCAACGGTGTCCGTGTTCTCTGGGGTGACGGCATCAACGAGCAAAGTATCCGTTCGATTCTGCGCAACCTTGTGGACAGGCTCGGCTGGAGTGCTGATAACATTGCCTTCGGTATGGGTGGTGCTCTGCTACAGATCGTGAACCGTGATACCCTGAAGTTTGCCATGAAGGCATCGGCCATTGGTATCCGTGTCGACGGCGATCTGGTATGGAAAGATGTGTTCAAGGACCCTGTTACTGACCCCGGAAAAACCAGCAAGAAAGGTATGGTTACCCTGTGGAAATCTGGTTCGGAATTCCAATCCTCTGCCAGCCGCCCTAACCGCTGGGTTGATAACGGGATCGAATGGAAAGATGTAACTCAACTTGTGTTTGTTGATGGTGAACTTACGAACAAATCTACCTTCGAAGAAGTTCGGGCCATTGCAGCATCTTATCTGTGAGAATATTATGAAAAAATATGATACTTTAGTTTTTATTTGTAGAGCCCAACCGGTCCATAATGCCCACATCGAAACCATCCGCCGGGCAATGAAACTTGCGTCCAGGATCGTTATCATCATCGGTTCTGCTTACCAACTACGTACATACAAAAATCCATTCACGGTACAAGAACGGGTGGACATGTTGGATCAATCTCTTACCGAATTTGATAGCAATTCTAAACATATTCATTACGAGAAAAATATCGACACGATTCATAATGATGCCGCATGGGCTCTGCGTGTTCAGAATCTGGTAAAGAAACACGCTCGATTTGGTGGCAAGATTGGCATTATCGGGCATCAGAAGGACGAATCTTCTTTCTATCTAAAGATGTTTCCCCAGTGGGAGCACGAGGACGTAGAGCTGATCGAGCCCTTGAATGCATCAAACATTCGTGATCTGTATTTCCAACAAGTTCCGTTGATGAACTTTATTGGATCGGTGGTTCCGGAAAGCACTTATAGCTTTTTGAATAACTGGAAGGACTCTGCTGGATTTAAGCAGATTCTTGCGGAAAGAAAATTCCTGGAGGAGCACGACAAGCAGTATGCAAGCCTGAAGTATCCCCCGATCTTTGTAACGACCGATGCGGTGGTGATGCAAAGTGGCCACATGCTTATGATCAAACGAAAGGCCGAACCTGGTCGGGGCCTCTGGGCCTTTCCTGGCGGCTACGTGAACGCAAAAACCGACAGGAGCATTGAGGATGCCATGCTGCGGGAGCTCCGAGAGGAAACCGGCTTGAAGGTGCCCGACGCTGTATTGCGGGGAAGCATCAAAGAGGTGAAGGTTTTCGATGGTATTGGTCGGAGCCCTCGCGGGAGGATTATTACCCACGCACACAAGATCGTGCTACCCGATGGGCCGCTGCCTCGGGTCAAGGGCGCTGACGATGCCGAAAAGGCAAAGTTCATCGAAATCTCGGACATTCGAAGCCAGGAGTGTTTCGAGGATCATTATGAAATTGCCCAATGGGCACTAGGAGCTTAATATGGTACAATATGAAATGATGAAAAATCCCGAACTCCGAGCAATGGCGGATGAGGCGACCGTGCGACCTGTCGCCTTTGTTGATCTTGAAAAGTTTGCCGAGTTGATTCTCAAGGAGGTGTATGAAGAGGCCGCATCGATGGAGGCCGAATACATTAGACTCAGTAAAAATTCTTGGGATCGTGAGGAAAAAGAAGTTTATATCGAGGGCGCGGCCGCTATGTGCAAAATATCCAGAACACTTAAAGCGAAGTTTAAGTAAGATTTTACTTTTATCCTGTGGTGTGGTATAATAACTTTACCAACAAGGAAATATCATGATCACCGACTGCTCAAAAGATTACATGACTGGCAAGGTCATGATTATGTTTGAGGGAGAAACCCCGACCGATACTGAGATTGATACATACTGTCTCAAGAATTACGGGTTCTCTCCCAAAAGCACTATGCTGATCGAGCCGAATATTGGCTTCGGCGGGTATCCTAACCCCGGCAAAATCTACTGCCACCCCCGTTGCAACTATTTTCCGGAATAGCATGAAACTCTATATTGCAGTACTCGACGAGTTCCCAGACTTTATGACGCCGACCTTGGTGGCCCACGCCGTCTTGTCGGCTCATATTATGTTCCAGGAAAATCTGGATTATAAAGCTTGGCTAAACACGTCTTTCAAAAAGTGTGTGCTTC